AATAATGGAGCGGGAGCCAGATATTTCTTTGCGGTATAAAAAAGGCAAGGCACGGCGGATCAAGAACGTGGCAAGCGAAGCGTACAAGGCTGCTATATCTGGCACCACGGCAGACCGCGCATTTTACCTCAAAACACAAGGGGGTTGGCGCGAGACAAACAACGTGAATCACGTTTCCGACGATGGGAGCATGACGCCAAAGCAGGCCCTAGACTTGTCAAAGCTCCCCGATGATGTCCTTAAGGCCATAGTTGCCGCCGCCGATGAGCAATTTACCGCCGATTGACGCCCTAGATGCCGAGCGCATTCTTTGCGCTCGCTCCATGGCTTATTTTGTAAATCGCGCATGGCGGCACGTCATACCAGACGATTTGCAGTGGAGCTGGCATATGGACGCCATATGCGAGCATCTAGAGGCAGTGCAGCGTGGCGATATCAACCGTCTGCTAGTCAACGTGCCTCCAGGGTCGTCTAAGTCCACTCTTATCGGAGTCATGTACCCGGCATGGCTATGGGGGCCTTGTGGAGACCCTGGGCACCGCTATATCGGCGCGGCCTACGAGCAAGGGCTTGCGGTGCGAGATAGCCGCATTATGCGGGAGTTGGTCACATCACCATGGTACCAGTCGCTTTGGCCAACGGCCATCAAGGGCGATCAAAACGAAAAGCTGTATTTTGAAAACGAGCGACGCGGGTTCCGGCAGGCTTGCGCGGTCAAGTCGATGACCGGGCGCCGGGGGCATACGATAGCTTGGGATGATCCCTTAAGCCCCGAAAAGGCCCACAGCCAAGCAGGCCGGGATGAAGCTATCCGCGTATTATCCGAGACAGTCCCAACGCGGCTAAACGACCCGGCAACGTCTGCTATCATAGTGGTGATGCAGCGGCTGCACGAGGCAGACCCCTCCGGCTTCATCCTTTCCCAAAGCCTGGGCTATGAGCATTTGTGCATACCCATGGAGTATGAGCCCGCTTTCACAAAATCAACATCAATAGGCTGGTCAGATCCCAGAAAAACGGCGGGCGAATTGATGTTTCCCGACAGGTTCCCGGCAAGCGTGGTGGCGAGGGACAAGCGCGCGATGGGGAGCTATGCCTGGGCCGGCCAAATGCAGCAGCGCCCTTCCCCGGCGGGCGGCGGCATATTCAAGGCGGAATGGTGGGGATTTTTGGACACAATACCAGAGATCAAGTACCGGGTCATATACGCGGACACAGCGCAAAAGGCTAAAGAGGCAAGTGATTATAGCGTCTTGCAATGCTGGGGATACACGGCTAACGGAAAAGCCGTATTGCTCGACATGGCGCGAGGCAAGTGGGAAGCCCCGGAATTATTAGAGCGATCCCGCGCATTTTGGAAAAAGCATAAAGCGACGAAGGGACAGGGCGTGTTGCGGGCCATGAAGGTCGAGGACAAGGTTAGCGGGACGGGCCTAATCCAAACCTTAAATCGCGAGGGTGTTCCAGTTGTCGGAATACAGCGCGGAGTTGACAAAATAACACGCGCGCACGATGCTGTCGGCTCGATAGAGGCTGGGCATGTTATCCTAATGCGAGGTGTTCCAGGGTTGTCCGATTTCATGTCGGAGGCGGAGGCATTCCCAAATGGCGCGCATGATGACACACTCGACCCGATGATGGACGCGGTTTCCGAATTGTCCAAAAGTGTATATTCCTGGGCCGATGCGATTTAGGGTTTTTTAATGGCCGAAGATTTCCAAGACGGGCTTCGCAATCTAGTAGCAAATCTAGGCACGTCGCGGGATAAGTCGGCGGGCGGTGCTTATGTGCCCAATGCTCTCACTGATAGCGACTTGACTAACGCATACCGCACCAGCGCCATAGCGCGAGCCGTGGTCGATAGCTTGCCCGATGACGCAACGCGCGAATGGCGGGAATGGCAGGCTGACGGCGACGAGGTGGCGGCGATCGAAGCGGAAGAGCGCCGCCTGGGCGTGCGGCGTGTTGTAAATGACGCGCTGAAGCGGGCGAGGCTCTTCGGTGGCGCCGCGATCTACATTGGCACCGGAGACGACGCCCCCTCGGAGCCTCTAGATCCAGACAAGCTAACCCCGGGGGGGCTGCGATATCTCACGGTGCTAGACCGACAAGAAATGAGCGCGGAGCAATTGCAGCTCGACCCGTCGCAGCCAGGGTACAATAGGCCAACCGCTTATCGGGTATATGGGGCCGGTAAAAAGCACGTTGAAATCCACCCCACGCGCCTTGTGCTTTTTAACGGCGCACAGTTGCCGACTAATAACCTAGTGCAATCCCAGCACGGGTGGGGCGATAGCGTCCTGCAATCAATCCTTGAGCCCGTTAAGCGCCTTGATGCCACATATGCCAATATCGGATCACTGATCTATGAGGCCAAGGTTGATGTTATCCGGATCAAAGACTTTACTCAAGGTCTTCGCGCGGGCGGCGCCGAGTACGAAAATCGTATGCTAAAGCGCTTTGCGCTGGCAAACACTGCTAAGGGCATCAACGGGGCATTGTTGCTCGACGCCGAAGAAGAATACGAGCAAAAAAGTGCAAATTTTAGCACTCTGCCGGAAATCGCCGACCGCATGGCGCAAATGGTATCAGCCGCATCGGGGATACCTGTCACGCGCCTATTTGGGCTCTCTCCGGGCGGCATGAACGCCACCGGCGAAAGCGACATGCGGAATTATTACGACCGGGTTAAGCAAATTCAATCTAACAAAATCGAGCCCGAAATGGAGGTGCTAGACGCGTGCCTGGTGCAATCAGCTCTTGGTTGCAAGCCGGAGCAAATCATCTATCAGTGGCGTAGCTTGTGGCAGCTGGATCAGGTTAAGCGGGCCGAGGTCGCGGACAAGCTCACAACGGCTTTTGAGCGCGTGTATCGCATGGATGAAATAGTCCCGGGCGAAGCTATAGCCGAATCTCTAGCTAGGTCGATGGGCGAGCTTGGTTTTCCCTTTGGCGCCTAGGCGCTCGCATGGTGATATAAATGACTGAAATCAAACTGACCGACAAGGCGCCTATTTCGGGCACTAGAAAAACCGCTGACGGATATTTAGTGGCGCAAGCTAAAGTTGCGAGAGCCGGAATACAAGAATATAGGCAAAGCGAAATCGGACAAATAGGAGACGGGATAGTCAGGGTATATAGGCCGGAACAAGAGGTTTTTCTGGACGCCTCAATGCATACCTACGGCAACCGCCCTGTCACCCTAGGCCACCCGCCCGAAATGGTGAGCGCAGATACATGGAGGGAAAAGGCGGTGGGAATTACAGGTGGCGAGGTGGTCCGTGATGGTGAGTACGTTAGCGTCCCTATCCTGGTAATGGACGCCGATGCGGTCAAAGCTATTGAGGGCGGCACCCGTGAGCTATCCATGGGTTATACGGCTAACATTGAGTTGTCAGACGGATTAACGCCAGACGGCGAACATTACGACGCAATACAAACAGGCTTAAAGATGAACCACGTCGCCATTGTCCCCCAGGCGCGCGGCGGTTCTGAGCTTAAAATCGGGGACGGGGAGAAAGCCATGGCTGATGGCATCAAAACGCGGACGGTCATGGTTGATGGCCTAAGCGTTGAAACGACTGACGCGGGCGCGCAAGCAATCGAAAAACTGCAAGCGCAGCTAGCCGATATGGCGGAGGCTCGCAAAAAAGATAAGGCCGATGCCGATAAGGCAATGGGCGAAAAGGACGCCGAGATCGACAAGCTCAAGGATGCGCAAGTGTCCGACGCCGATCTTGACGCCCGTGTTGAGGCTCGCGCGGCATTGATCGCCGACGCCAAGGCCCTTGCGCCGGAAGTGGTGACGGGGGGCGTGTCAGACGCGGACATCCGCAAAGCGGTGGTCGCGGCCAAGGTGGGCGATATGGACGGTAAGACAGACGAGTATATCCAAGCCCGCTTTGACGCGCTGAAGGACGCGGCGCCTCGCGGGGATCAATTCGCGGACGCCATGAAGGCGGGCGGGGGCAAGCCTGAGAACACGCTCGATGCGGTATATGACGAGCGCAATGCCGCGCTCGCCAACGCCTGGAAAAAAGGAGCCTAAGCTATGGGCATCACTGACACGCAAGGCGCCTACGATACGCAAGTCCCCCTAGGTTACGCGGGGCAGATCGCAGACCTATCCGGCCCCCGTGACGTTGCGTCTCGCAAGATCGAGGGGGCCGCGGTGGCTTTCGGGCTTGCCGTAGGTGCCGGATCTGCGGATGAGAGCGCGACACTAGGCGGCACCGGATTTGAAGGCATCGCTGTGGTGGACAAAACCCGCGACGCGGACCAATACGATGTTGGTGAGGTTGCCGGGGTTATCCGCAAGGGGGCGGTGTGGGTTGAGGCCAGCACAGCCGTTACACCAGCGGACCCCGTAACCTTCACGTCGGCGACCGGCGTTATCGGCGCTGGGCTTGCTACCACAATCACAGGTGCGAAATTCGAGACCACCGGCGCTATCGGTGATCTTGTCCGCGTCTATCTGGGCTAAGGGGGCTCATCCATGCAATTCCAGGACAATTACGAAGCGGCCCTGTCGTTTGTCGTAAACCAGCGGTCTCATATTGAGGCCGAGGTTATCAAGCGCCAGTATCCGGAGATCAGGTACTCGCAATTTGTGCCGGTCGACACCAGCGCGAGCGCATACGCACCATCGGTTACGTTTTTTACCCAAGACCAGACCGGGCGGCCTAAGATGATTAACGGCACCGGGGACGATGTGCCGTTGGTAAGTTTGATGCGCGAGAAGTTTGAGGCGACTATAGGCATGGGCGGCATTGGCTATGCGTTTGCCCTCGAGGAAATCGGCGCAGCGCAGGAGGTGGGGCGTAGCCTAACCTCGGACGGGGCGGAGGCAGCGCGCTTTGCTTGCGAACAGTTCGTCGACGAAATCGCCATGAACGGCGCGGCGGGTAACGATGGCTTGTTGACGATGGCGGGCATCACCGAGACGGCGGCGGGGGCGACCTTCGCGGCCTCAACCCCTGACGGCGTATTGTCGATCATCAATGATGAGCTGACCCGCATCGAAACGGCGTCTAACGGGGTGGAGATCGCCAATACGGTTATCTTGCCGCTTGCGGTAGCAGGCACAATGGAGCGCCGTCTCGGGGACGGCTCGGACACGACAATCCTAGATTTTATCATGCGCGCGAATCGCTACACTCGACGCACGGGCCAGCCGCTCATGGTGGAGTTTGACCATCGTTTGACAACCAAGGCAGTGGTCTACCGTCGTGATCCGCAAGTCCTCAAAATGCATATGCCAATGCCGTTGCGGTTCCTGCCGCCTCAATTGGTTAACCTGGACGTCCGAGTCCCTGGCATGTTCCGCTTTTCCGGGGTTAATATTCGCCGCCCCGGCGCTATGGGCCGCATCACGGGTGTTGCATAATGCCTAGGTACGCAAATGTATCTGCCGGGATTTTGATCTTGCCAGATGGGGAGGCGATTGCCCCTGGTGGGGTCGCGGACATTGAAGATCCCGAAGCAAACAAGGGCGTTGCGGACTGGATTGCATCAGGCGCTCTAGGCGAAAAAAAGCGCGGGCGCCCGAAAAAGGAACCGCTAGATGGCGCTGACGACTGAAGACGGAACCGGCGTCACCGGCGCGGATAGCTTTGTCACAGCGGCAGAGTTCGCGGCCCTGGAAGCCGAAGCTCTACAAGAGGCCGCATTGCGGCGTGCGTGGGTCTATATGTCTGCGCTTTCTTGGAGGGATAACCTTTGGGCGACCTTTGGCGGCGCAATCCCCGACCCCGTGAAGGCGGCTCAGGCAGTCCTGGCGCGGGCAGAGGCGGCAAGCATAGGTGCGCTATCACCAAGCGTATCGCCAGCCACGCAAAAGACCCTGACAAAGGTGGGCGATATTGGATGGACGGCGCACACGGCGGATATTGACGAGGATCGCCTTGTCGAGCTTACCCGGCCAATCAACACCATGGCGATGGACCTCCTTAAGCCATACCTGAGCTACAACCCGGCGGCGGGTGGCAACAGTGTGCCAGCGGTGTTCTCGGTATGAGCGGGGCCCAAATAGCTGCCGAGGTGCGAGCGGGGATCGAAGAAGCTGCGATAGCCACAGGCGCGGGCATTCTCACTGCGACGATAACGCGCGTGTCGGGGGCCGACGAAAGCACATACCCGCCAACACCCGGCACACCGACAGCCTACACCACAAGCGCAATAATAAGCGACTACAGCGCCATGGACCGCAATGGCACGCAAGTCACGGCGCGCGATGTTAAGGTCATGCTCGCGGTGCCCCTGGTGGATGCGCTGGGAAATGAAACCGTGCCCAGCAATGGCGATACCCTATCTCTTAGCGATGGCAGGGTCCTGCACATTGTCAATGTCATGCCCGTTCAGCCAGGCGGGGTTGTCCTGTATTGGCAATGCCGGGCCAGGGGGTCGGACCAGGCGGGAATTGTTGACCCCGGCCCCGATCCTGACCCAGAGCCTGCGCCTTTTGTCGTCGGCATTATGGGGCAATCCCAGCCCAATTACCTGTTAGATGCCGGCTCTTTTTACCGCCAAATAGCATCGGGGGCTCCAGGCGATGGCAATCTAATCGTCTATGAGAGCGACAAGGGCCAGGCCATTACTAAGACTACGGTAAGCGCGGCAACGGTCGCCGGGGTTAATCCGACACTTGCCGCGTGGTCCTATTTATTTTCGACAGTCCTACCAGACCGTGAAATAGTTATCGTGGACCTCTGCGAGGGCGGGTCCGGTCGCAATCAGCTTATGAGCGACGCCGACACCGGGCGTAATTGGTCAGAGTTTCAGGCGATGGTTGAGAGGGTCCGCCAGGACTACGACGATATTGATCTAATTGTTGAGTGCTGGATGGGCAACGACGTCGCCACCGCCAAAACCATGGGGCCCGAGTGGGCACCTTTTTACATAGGCCAGCGCTGGGGCGGCGAAAGTTTCACCTTGGGCACGCCCAACCCCGACAGCACCGCCAACGCCGCTACTACTGTCGACCATTGCTTGTGGGACATCGAGGCCCCCGAAGATGCTTATGGGCGCGGCCTTTTTGCCCGGGGGCGCACCAAGTGGTCAGTTGTGGGATGGCCCACATTTAACGCGGCCGTCGCCGGCGAACCCGAGATGGACAACTTTTCCGACCGCGCCGGATATCCAACACAGGTCGATAGGCCCGCACGAAACAGCCTGGCGGAAATGTTCAGCGATAGCCGCTTTCAAACTTTTTCCCGATACAATGGATTTTCTAGTCATATCGCGCGCATGACTGACGGGACGTCATCGCCAGCGATTGCCGGTACGCATCCGAGTGTCCTGGAAGCTGACGGGCAAATCCTAATGGGCTGGCCTTACGCTCAATCCATCATGCAGGGCGCGGGGGTGTCTATCCAAGAGCCTGTCATATCCGCCATTGAGGGGCCTGCGGACGGGTCATACGTCGATATTGTGGTGGACTTACCCAACGGCGGCAGCCTAACCACGCTGAGGGCTTTCCGGGGCGGCTCCGTTGCCAGTCCGGTGCCCCACCAGCAAAGCGTGGTCGGCTTTGAAATATCCAGGTCTGGCGGGGACAGGCGACCCGTTTTCCTATCGTCTGAAACCTCTTACCCCTCTGCGCATCGGGGCACCGTTACCATTACCGATACCGGATCCGGCTCGCCGCGCAAAGGTCGGGTTAGAATTACGCCTAGCGATGTTTTCGGGGTTGGGGACCAGATCGAGTATCTGAGGGGAGATGCTGGGGCGATACTTTTGGAAAACCGTGACACGGCGGCTAGGCTATATCTTGATATGCTGATCGAGCACGTACCGAGTTGGTACGATAGCGGGGCGACCTATGGCATGGAGGGCGTACCAGTCCGGCCCCAGCCCGATGCCCTTAACGTGCCGGTCGAGGCAGTTGTAACGCCGGGGAATATAACGGTTCTGGAAGGCGCGCCAATCTCGGCGGCGGGCACTGGCACAAGCGCGGCGACTACGTTCATGGCAGCAGCCGGGTCTAATAGGATGGTCATCCTAGCAGCTCATACTTTCGAGGTCGGCACTGACCCCGTTCTTAGCGCTGACATGGGGGGGCAGGCGTTTGCCTTGATCGGGTCTCAGTTGCACGGCGGGACCACTACTTACGAGCAGACGGCGTTCTTTGCGATTAAGGAGGCGGATATCCCTACCGGGTCGCAGACGGTTACTCTATCAAGCGCAACGCCTGCTAATGCGATAGGTTTCCAGTTGTTTACGATTGGCGGCGCGGATCAAGTGGCAACGCCAGCATTTTCGGCTGCCCCGTCTGCGGGGGCAAGAAGTCACAACATAATTCCGTCTGCTGACAATAGCCTTGTGGTCGCAATCGCTTGGGAAAGCACCGGCAACCGGACGTATGCCTTCACGGGGGCCACGGCTTATGGTCCGTCGCTGACCATTAACAACACGACCTCAATGGCGCTGGCGACGATCACAGATGCGCCTACGACTGAGCAAGTGGTGAGCTTTGTCGAAAGCCCAACGTCTCCGAGGGCCGGGATATCGCTTATTAGCGTTGCCCCGGCTAGCGTATAATGGCTAGGGATAGCCGTGCGGCGTTCCTGGTTGTCCAGGCAGGCCAAGAGATGGCCATGGCAGCGGCATTCCGGTCGGTATTTGTAGGCGCGGCTGGTTTGATTTTTTCCAACGAGATCGAGGCTATTCTAAGCGGCGAGGAGCCCGGCCTGGATGCGGTCAAACAGATCATCCTTATGATGGGGTTAGACATACGCGGCATGGTGCCGCTGACTAACACTATAGCTGATGCATTTGCGGCTGGCGGTAATTATCAAGCCGAGCTTGGCATGCCTCCTAGATCGGGCGGCGCCCCCCGTGCCCGGTTTTTTTTCGAGGGGCGCAATCCCCGCGCGGACGAATGGGTTAGGGAGCAATCCGCGCGCCTTGTGTCAGAAACAATTGAAACGCAGCGTGACGCCTTACGATCAAGTATAGACGAAATGTTTCGCCAAAATCTGCATCCCCGTCGCATGGTCACAACAATTGTAGGTCGGCGCGAGGGCAGCGGTCGTGTCGGCGGATTGATAGGGCTCCATAGCCGGGACGCCATGGCGGTTATCCGTGCAAAGCAGGAATTGAGGGCAGGCGACTTTAACGCGTATCGGTCCAGGCTTACCCATGCAGGCAAGCAGACCATAGCAGCGGCGGAGAGGGCGGGCAGAGCGCTCACAGAACGCGAAGTGGAGCGTTTGGGAGCAAATTATGCCGACGCATTATTGAGGGCAAGGGGGCGGCGAATAGCGCGCACGGAAAGCAATAAAGCCATGAATGCGGGCAAGTATGAAGCATTGCGGCAGATGGTCGAAAGCGGTCGAGTACAGCCTAATATGATCAATCTAATATGGGAGTCAACGCCCGGCAATCGAACGAGGGATAGCCACAAGACGCTAAATAAACAGTCTATAAATTGGGGAGAAAGTTTTGTTTCTCCGCTAACGGGCGCAACGCTAAAATACCCGCACGACGAAAATGCACCAGCGTCGGAAACCGTGAATTGCAGATGCAGTTTCACAACTAGGATCAATTGGGCAGGAATGGCGAAATGACTAAATTTGCGGCGCAAGTTAAAAACTGGTCGGAAAAGGCCACGCGCAATATGGAGTTAGTCGCCAAGGGGGCAATATCGGATGTCGTAGAAGTAATGACTAGGCGGCAAGCGTCGATAAAAGAAACCGGGACATATATGGAGGGCTTTGTGCCGGTGGATGAAGGAGCCTTGATTGACTCGCAAATAGCAGCCATAAATGGCAGCGTGGTTGCCGCTGGGGACATTGACCATGAGGCGTATATTGCGGGCGTGGAGATCGGCGATATATATGAGGCGGGCTTTACAGCGGACCATGCGCGGCACATGGAATATGGCTTTACGCACACGAGCGGCACGATTGTTCCGGGGCGGTTTTTTGTCCGCAATGCGTTGCAAAATTGGCAATCCATAGTTGATGCAAACGCAGCCATGATCGGGGGTTGAATTTGGGGGTTATAGACGGGCACCAGGCGCTAATAAGGCGCATAGTGACCATGGATGGTGCGCCTAATGTTGTCCTCCCAAGTGGGCCAGGCAAGCCATTGCCCCGCTATGTGGTGCAAGAGGCAGGCGCCGCGCAAAGGACAATGGGCGTGGGCGGCCAAACAGAGGCCAACCCAGAGATTGTGGTAAGGGTCGAAACCGTGGGAAGCGCGTATGCAACGGAAAATAACACCATGACACAAGCGCTGGTAGATAGGTTTGGGCTTGGCGAAAGATTTGATAACGTCACAATCACGCAAGCCCCACGAGTAACCCCTCCGTTGCCGGTTACGGATGGTGTTTACGCGGTTCCGGTAGTCATATCGGGTAGGATCTATTTTGCATAAGGGACAAAGAAAATGACAGACAGCCACATTGGTACTAGACTATATATATCGACTACCTTGCCCGCGACAAACGACGCGGCGGGTTTCGAGGCTCTAACTTGGACTGAGGTTAAGGGCCTAATCCAGGGGCCGCAATTTGGGGTTAATGACAATGTAATTGATGTCCCGGACCTTTCGAGCGGCTTTGGCTCAGGCGTTAAAGGCATGGGGATGGGGCAGGCCAGTGAAATGACGTTTAGGGATGTATCAGGGGACGCAGGGCAGGCGGCATTGCTGGCGGCGGCGAATACGCCCAACGGGATAGTTGCGGTCAAGCTGGGTCGCGCACGGGGGGCTTTAGACGCTGATCGGGTGCCCGCTTTGGATGCCGGCGATGTAGTCGAGTATGCGCAAGGGTTTTGCTACTCGCCAATGGCCAACCAGCCCACGGGCGACAGTTATGAAGGTTTCTCAGTTAGCTTTCGGCAAAATAAACAAAACGTCACAGCTACCGAGCCAGTATAATGGATATATCAGCGTTTGACCCAGTTGGAGCGGCGCAAGACGGCGCGTGGATGGAACTTAGAAACCCTTTTACCGGCGATTTCATTAAAGGAACTCGCCTAAAGGTTATGGGCTATGACGCTGACGCGGTTGTTGCCGTTGAGCGAGATAATGCCAGGTCTATCATCGAGCGCCTGAGAAATGATGGCGGCGACCCTCTAAAAGATCGAGAAGACCTTGCGATAAATAGAGCCATCGCGGCTGTTGTTGATTGGGAAAATTTTGGCTGGGGCAATGACAGCGAAAAATTCTCCAAGGAATTGCTATCCAAAGTATTGCGCGGGAAGGGCCAATGGATAGTAACTCAGGTCGAGGAATTTGGGACTAAGCGCGCAAATTTTATGCCAGCCTCACTCAAGAGCTAGAAATATGGGCGAGGCAGTTAGGGTGGCTCCACGCAACGCCGGAAAACAGAAAACAAAGCCGAATTGATGAAATGAGAGGCACGGGGCAAAAGCCACCGCTTCCCGATGTCAAAGGCGGCAAGCTTTTTTTAGATGCCATATCCGATTTGGGCATATGCAAGAACAGCGGGATGACATTAGAGGCACTGTCATTTTGTGAAATAGAGGCTTATTCTAGGTCGTGTGGCGGGCTTCTCGCCAGGGAGGTAATGACCATTAGAAAAATGTCTCAGGCTTATGTTTCCGAGATTAAAAAGTCGGAAAATCCCTTTTCTATCCCGCCGATGGAGCGAAGATGATCGATATTGCAAAAATTGGCCTTGCAGCAGACACATCCGATCTTTCCGCGGGCGAAATAGCCCTAGACAAATTCGCCAAAAAAGCGGGGCAAACAGAAGCCCGGACTGATAACGCCATGGGCGGCGTTTCCCAATCCATGCGGCAAGCCGCTAGAGCCACAAGGGCGGGCGGCTCGGCGATGAATGACTACGCGAAACAGTCTACTGTGGCCATGGAACGGGCGGCAAAAGGCGCGAGGAGATATGGCAAGTCTGCCGACGCCGCAGCGGCTAGTACTACCAATCTGATGTTTCAGTTCCAGGATATTGGGATGATGCTGGCAATGGGACAAAACCCCCTAATGCTCGCCATGCAACAGGGTACGCAAGTCGCCAGTGTATTCCACCAAATGGAGCGCGATGGACAAAGCGCATTTTCCGGAATTGTAAGCGGCCTGAAAGCCACGATTAACCCGATGTCGCTTTTGACTATCGGAGCCATAGCGGGCGGCGCGGCGTTGGTGCAATGGGGCCTTAGCGCCATATCGGCGGGGCGTGATGGCCGGGATTTAGAGGGAATCATATCCGACACAGCCGACGCTTTGAAAGAGTATGAAGACGCCAGCAAACGCGCGAATATGTCCATCAAAGAAATGGCGGAAGAATTTGGCGCGGCAACACCCGAAATCCAAAAAGCACTTGACGCATTAGAGTCTGTAAACCTGGCTAGAGCCGTATCGGAAATACAAAATTTAAACTCTGCCATTGCGGAAATTGGGCAGACACTTTTAAGGACAGACACCGGAGATATTAACCGTCTATTTGATCTCGATTTGGTCAACGTATCAGGTGGGCGCGGTGGCCGTGGTGGGCTTGTTGGTCCAGGATCAGATTTAGCGGGGCGATTTAGATCCGGGCAAGATGCGCTTTCCGGCGCGGTGATGTCAGGCGACCTCCAGCGGCAATCCGAAATACTTTCTGAAATGCTAGAGACTGCCCAAAGCCTTGCCGATGTAAACGGGGAGAGGAGCGCGCGCGAGCAAGAAATCATCAACCAGATTGCACAGTCTTTATTGCAGACTGAAACCCTATTAGGCAAAAAACAAGCCGAAGAACAGGCAGCTATTAGCCTCACTCAGGAATTGCGCCAACAAGCCGAAATTAACGCGTTGATTGCCCAGTATGGCGAAGATAGCGCAGAGGTGGTCGAACGGCGCGCACAAGCCGAGCGCGATGCATTTATCGAGACAAATGCCACGCACTTAGAGTCAGAAGCTCTGAAATCTGCGCTGATTGCCGCTTATGACGCGGCGCACGCCATATCCGTTACCGATATGGCGTCAGGTGTCAGCAGGGCGAGCGCCGCCGCCGCTGAATTAGCAAGCCAAGTGCGCAGCGCTCTATCTAGTATTATGCAGATTGAGGCCCGTGGCGTTGCGAGCTTGCGGGAAAGCGAAATCCGGTTGGCGAACCGAGGCGATGCAGTTGCGACGGCTGGCGCCTTAGCCCGTGCAAGGATGCTTGAAGAGCAAGCGGAGATCCGGGCGCAAACCGATAATGTTGGCGAGCTTGTGTACTTGGAGCAGCAAGTGGAGGCGTATGCCGCACAAGCTGAGCAAATCGCGAGGAACCAGCAAGAGTTGGCGACCTATAATGCGGCAGTTGCTAGGTCAAGCCGCCTGACGAGTGGCGGCGGCGGTGGTGGCGGCGGTGGCGGTGGTCGAAGGCGATCAGCGTCCCCCAGAATTGACCCGGGCCACATGCGCCGAATGAGGGAAGCCGAGCAAATCATTCGGGGCCTTGAAACGGCAACGGAACGATACAACCGCGAATTAGGCGACCTCCAAGAATTGCAGAAAATGGGCTACCTAACAACAGAGCAATTCACGAAAGCCGCTAAGGAAATGGAAGAGCAATTCAAAGCGGACAAGTTCTCCGAAATAACACAGGGCATAGAGACCTTTTCGGACGCAATAGCGGGCGCGATATTAGGCACCCAAGACCTGGGGGACACCTTTCGCAGCATCTTGACGCGGATGGCGAGTGACTTACTTTCATCAGGTATTTCCGGCTTTTTGCAAGGGGGCTTGCTTCAGCCCAGCACTAGTTCAGGCGGGGGCGGTTTCCTTGGGCAGGTTTTGGGGGGTGACGGGTTTCTTGGCAAGGCTTTCGCGGGGCTCTTCGGCCAGGGCGGCATGATACCGCGCGGCAAGTTTGGCATCGTCGGAGAGCGTGGGCCGGAGATAGTTACAGGACCGGCGCACGTTACATCTCGCGCAGACACACAACGAGCAATGGCCGGTCAAACCATTAACCAGGTGTTCAACGTCTCAACGCCTGATGCCCGTGGCTTCCAGGCATCGCAGCGACAGATTATGCGTCAAGCCAAATCGGCACTAAGCTAATGGCCTTCATAGAAAAATTACTGCCAGTTGATGTAACGCCGGGTGCGAGCGGCGGTCCCATGTTTCGAACGACAATCCATCGCCTCAGAGGCGGCGGGGAAAGCCGCAATAGAATTTGGCAACACCCTCTGCGGTCGTATCAAGTCACCCATGCTATCCGCGATAGGGACCGGGTGCAGTCT